GTAGATGGCGGTACGGTTGCGACTGTTATGCCGGAGGTCCAGAATAGCGAATGGCTGCAGAGCGGCCGTGAAAGAGAGTCTTGCCTTGACTGGATTAGGTCAACGGCATGACTCCTTTTTCGTATAGGGAGGTGGACATGGTGCAGTACTGGTGGTTTTACGTGGTGGTTGGTTTGGTGCTTGGCATGAACGTGGGGTACATGTTCGGCATCAAGCGAGGAGCGGACATCGTGGGCAGCCTGGTGGCTGGCGTGATGGACGGTATCAACAAGGCGGTGACGGGTAGTGGTAAGAGTGGCCCTGCCTCTGGAGGTGATTAACGGTGGCAAGTCCGACTGATAGGTTTTGGCATCCGAACATCTACGAATGGCGCGGCTACTGCGAGTTGCACCCGGAAGCGGACCCGAAGATGTGCCTGCTGATGAAGGACGGTAGTTTCTTCTTCGTGGACAAGGACAAGGCTCCGCTTGAGGATGTGGCGAAGGGTCGGCAGATCCAGAAGGAGCGCAAGGAACAGGAAGAGCAGAAGAAGCGTGAAGAGCTTGCGCGGACGAAGGAGCAGGCGGAGAAGGAGAGCTTCGACCGGGCGATCCGTGAGGAGAAGTGGCGGAAGCAACAACTGAAGGCGCAGGAGCGGAGCAAGGTGCAGGCTCGGCGGCAGGCTGAGAAGAAGGCTGCGGTGACCACGGATGATCCGTTTGTGGCTAGCGTGAAGAATGCCGTGGACAAGGACAAGATGAGCCACAACGCCAACAGCATCATCCATGCAAAGCGGTTGAGTGACCTGCCAAAGATACCGCTGAGTGATCCAGAACTGATACGTGAGCGAGTGGACTGGTACTTCCAGTTGTGCGCCACGGACGGCATCCGCCCGAACCTGCCGGGGTTCGCGCTTGCGTTTGGTCTGACGAGGACTGGCCTGATAAATGCCATGTCTGACCGCAGGATGCCCAGGGAGTGCGCCGATGAACTTGGGCGGGGTATCGCCATCTTGGACGAGATCATGTCCAGCCTGACCCTGGACGGCAAGCTGATGCCGGTTGCGGCGATTTACTTAATGAACAACTGGCTCGGATACAAAAACGCATCTGAGGTCACGACACGCACGGAGACGATTGACACCGGAGTTGATCAGAAGGCGTTGGAGCAGAAGTATCAGACCGTTTTGGATATGGAGGATTGACCTGTGCGGAATTGCGGATTTGACGGAGGGCATCGATGAGGCGCAAGGGACCGCCACCAAACTGGGGAGAGAGGACGCAGGATGAGGTTACTGCGGCATACCGGCTTGCTGAGAAGATCTACGGAGCGGCGAAGGATGCGCAGGGATACTACGACTTCCTGAGTGCTGTCGAAAACTTCCAGAACGATCAGAGGGTGCGTGGTGTCGAGTCGGACTACTCCACAGAATCACGGAAGAGCGACTGGACTCCGATGATGGCGGAACTGCACCGGATGAACCGCGAGTTGCAGGCGAAGATCCGGGAGGATATGCGGAGTGGCGGACCGGTCGTTGACCTGTTTGATTGCTTCAAGGCGAGTATGCTTCTGGAGGCTCCGTGGGATTTTGAGCAGTACATGCTCTACTGCGAGATAGATAGACCGCCGGAGGAGAGGTTCTATCAACCGCGCATGAAGACACTGCGTCCTGTCGTGCAGGCGATGCAGGCACTTGAGGATAACGAGCTGGATGAGATATTCCTGTCGATGCCGCCAAGAATCGGAAAGTCCACGCTGATGGTCTTCTACGGCACATGGCAGATAGGCAAGCACCCAGACGGTTCCTGTCTGTACTCCTCGATGTCTGACGGTGTGACCAAGCAGTTCTATCTCGGTCTTCTGGAAATACTGAAGGATCCATTTACCTACCATTGGGATAGGTGCTTCCCGAACAGTCCCATCGTGAAGGTGAACGCTGCCGACCAGACGGTGAACTGCCTTCGGAAGACACGGTATCCGTCTATAACGTGCCGCTCCATCGAAGGGACGCTGAACGGTGCTTGCGACTGTGACAACATTCTGATGGCCGATGACCTGTGTAAGGGTCTGGAGCAGGCAATCAACAAGGATGTCATGGCGAAACTCTGGGCGAGGACGCAGACCGACCTTCTGTCCCGTGCCAAACAGGGCAGTAAGAAACTTTGGATCGGCACACGGTGGTCGCTGATCGATCCTATTGGGTGCAGGATTGATATGCTCCAGAATGAGCCGAAACTGTCCCATGTGCGCTGGCAGGAAATCAAACTCCCTGCGCTAGATGAGCATGACGAGAGCAACTTTGACTGGAAGTACGGCATCGGTTTCGACACGCAGACTTTCCAGGGCATCCGCGCAGGATATGAGCGGAACGGTGATATGGCATCGTGGAACGCTGTGTATATGCAACAGCCGATAGAGCGAGAAGGCAGTTTGTTCGCTTCCGGGGATATGCGGTTCTACAACGGCATCCTGCCTGACAAAGAACCCGACAGACGGTTCATGGCGGTGGACCCGGCATTCGGCGGCTCGGACTTCACAGCGGCTCCGGTGTGCTATCAGTATGAGAACGATGTCTACGTGGTCGATGTGGTGTACACGGACGGAGACAAGCGTGAGAGCATTCCTGCGCTCTGCAAGGCAGTGCAGAAGTGGCAGGTCGGGACCATGCAGATAGAAGCGAACAAGATGACGGAAGGGTACGCCGATGAGCTTCAGCAGTTCATGCGGAAGAACAATGTGTACTGTACGGTCATGACGAAGCCTGCACCCAACAACGTGTCGAAGGAACAGCGCATCTTCGATCGCGCACCGGAGATCCGGGAATCGTTCCTGTTCCTTGAAAACGGGCAGCGTTCCAAACCGTATCAGCAGTATATGGACAATGTGTTCAGCTTTACGATTGTTGGTCGCAACAAACACGATGATGCGCCAGACTCGCTGGCAATGGCGGCATCGATGGTGTTCAGATATCAAAACAACTACGTTCACGCCTTCAGACGAATCTTTTAACGGAGGGTAAACCAATGGCACAGCTTCGCGAAGACCTTTACGGTCGAACCGTCCTCTACACGGACGCACTTGTGGTCGATGACAGCAATGTCGGGGATATCCTGGCGGACGCAATCAACGACCACGACCAGAACAGCACTGACATCGACTATCTGTACAACTACTACAAGGGTGACCAGCCAATCAATCAGCGGACGAAGACCTACAACACGGAGATCAACAATCAGGTGGTAGTGAACCGTGCCGCCGAAATCGTTGACTTTAAGGTGGGTTACCTGCTGTCCGCACCGATTCAGTACATCGACTCTGCCAACAATGACGCAGAGGACGATGCCAACAGTAATGGCCTCGATACGATGACCCGGTACTGCATGTTGGAAGACAAGGAAACCAGTGACCTTGAGATCGCTACGTGGCAGTCCATCTGCGGCACGGCTTACCGCATGATGCTGCCGAAGGAAGAGGCTCTGGAGGGCGAGTCCCCGTTCGCCATCTACACGCTCGATCCCCGGAACACGGAGGTCATCTACTCCAGTAAGCTCGGTCACAAGCCGATGATGGCATTTACTTCCATCACTCTGGATGATGACAGCAAGATTTATTACTGCTATACCCCGACCAACTTCTACGTGCTTGATGAGGACGGGAACGATGCTTCTGATGAGATGACGAAGAGCGGTCCACATGCGCTCGGCATGATCCCGATTATCGAGTATCCAGCAAATGAGGCGAGACTCGGAGACTTTGAACAGGTACTGCCCCTCATGAACGCCGAAAACACCGTCACATCGAACCGTGTGGACGGTGTGGAGCAGTTCATCCAGGCAATCCTCTGCATGGAAGGAATGCAGATTGAGCATTCTCAGGAGCAGTCTCAGGCGGACGCAGAACTGGCATTCATGCAGCAGGTGCGTGAGGTCGGCGGCATGATGATTCCGGCAGGCTCCAAGGCGTACTACCTGTCCCTGGAGTTGAATCAGCAGCAGACGGAGACACTGGTGCAGTCCATGTATGACCAGATTCTGACGATTGTCGGTATGCCGAACCGCAACATGAGCGATTCCAGTACATCGGACACCGGCTCTGCGGTCATCCTTCGCAACGGCTACAGTGAGACGGAAGCACGGGCAAGGGTCAGGGAGAACTGGTTCAGACGGTCTGAACGGCGGTTTCTCAATCTGATGATAATTCTCAGCAACACTTTGGGCGGCACGAACCTGCTGCCGACCGATGTGGATATCCGTTTCCCACGCAGGAACTACACGAACGACTCCGCCAACGTGACAAACCTGATCAGCATGTTGTCATCTGACTGGATCACGCCGGAATTCGCGTACGCCCACAGCAATATGTGCGCAGATCCGCATCATGAGTTTTTACTCGCCAAAGCATGGCACAATGCGCAGGAGCAGGCGGATGTGGATGCACTCGCCGCCGTGAACGATGATGAGGAGCCGGAACTGCCGTCTGCCCATGACGAACCTAGCTCTATCGAGGCGTAAGTATGAAAACGATCACAAGGAACAGCAATCCGTTTGCCATCCGTGACAAGATTGTCCGCATCTATCTGAAGAAGATTCTGAGAAGGTTCAGGAAACTCAATCAGAGTTTCCTTGCCTTCGATGAGATAAACGGCCTCAGTGCGGTCAATGCCTGCTATGAGGAAGTCATCGCCATGACGGTGGAAGCACTGAAGGAAACCGCCAAAAAGACCTACAAGTGGGCACACGGCGATGACGATGATTTCTTCGTTGACCTGTGGCTTGCAGGATTCTTTGATGCCCCGGACCCGGTGACGCACTACAAGTTTTACGAGGAAGCGGACCGCAAACGGGCACGGCTGTTTGAGGCTCTGGAGTCGGTCACTGGCAAGGCGGAGTACAAGGCTCAGATAGAGTTGGCAATCAAGCAGTGGTCGAAGCAGTTTGAACAGACCGCCGATGATATCGTAGAGCGGATACTCATCGAGGTGTACAAGCGGAACGGCGTGAAGTACGGCGTGTGGTGCACTGCCTTGGATGCCAGGGTCTGCGGAGAGTGCGCTCCAAGGGAAGGGAAGATATATCCCCTGGACAAGGTGCGGCATCCGCCTTTGCATTACAACTGCCGGTGCTTCTTATGGCCCGTCAGGACAAAGGATGTAACTAATAATAAGTGACATTGTATATATAATGTGTGTTGTAATTAACCGGGGAAAATGCTATAATATCGGTAGAAATAGGGACTTTCGTTCCATCATATCTACAACTCAGAGAAGAGTATAACCGCAGAAGTCAGGGAAGACTATAATCGCGACATGGTGTCAGGGAAGACACTCAAATCAAACGCATCATTCCCCACAGGATCGACAGGGAAGTCGTAAAAACGCAGGAGAGAACTGAATATGGCGAAGATTGACGTAGGCTCTATCGAAGGCTATGAGACACTCAGCGTGGAAGAAAAACTCGCTGCGCTTGAAGCGTATGAGTATGATGATCATTCCACAGAGATCGCAGACCTTGATAAGTACAAGGATGCTGTGACCAAAGCGAACCATGAGGCGGCAGAACTGAAGAAGCAGGTCAAGGCATTGCAGGATCAGCAGAAGACTGGCAACAGTAAGGCAGACAGCACCATTGCTGAATTGCAGCAGCAGGTCGCTGAACTGACCCGGCAGAACACCATCGCATCATACACAGCGCAGTTCACTGCACTCGGATATGATGCGGAACTGGCACAGGCAACTGCGGTTGCGACTGCGGACGGAGATGTGGCTACGGTCTTTGAGAATCAGCGAAAATTCCTTGAGGCTCACGACAAGTCGATCAAGGCCGACATATTCAAGCAGACTCCGAAACCCGGACAGGGTGGCACTGGAAAACAGGCTCCGGCGATGACGCTGGACAAATTCAGGAAACTTCCGATGGCTGAACGAATGGCATATGCCAATGAGTTCCCGGAGGAATATCAGAAACTTTACCAAAAGTAACGGAGGAATAGACTATGCCTTTTACACCGTCTAAGACTACTTCTCTTACTGGAGTAGATACCCTGAATCAGGGATTCATCTCCAACGAGATTGAGGACACTTATCTCTCTCATCTGGATCTGAACGGTTTCTGCACCGTTGACAACTCCCTTCAGGGTGTTGCCGGTGATCGCAGGACCATCTACAAGTACACGCCGTCCGGCACTGCGGTTGATGTCGCAGAAGGTGTCGGTAACACGGCTTCCATCGCTGTCGGCCTGACCGGCGCAGAGTATGTCATCAAGTGCATCCAGGACTGGTTCCAGTACTCTGACGAGGCGATGATGCGTGATCCGGTCGCTGTACAGGCTGGCATTCAGCACATGGGCATCGCTCTGTTCAACAAGGTCAATGCTGACATCTACGCTGAGATGGCTAATGCTACGCTCGGCAACGGCACTGCGGTGACATTCACCTTCGATGCAATGGTTGATGCGGTATCCGCTCTGTCTATCAAGGACGCTGCCGGTGAGACGGCTCTGGATGCACAGCAGAGGTTCGTCCCGACTGTATGGGCAATCGCAGGCAAGGCTGAAGTCGGCAAGATCCGCAAGGCTTGCAAGGACCAGATCGAGTATGTGCCGGAGCATGCATGGACTCCCGGATACATCGGCGAGGTGGCCGGAGTCACCGTCTATTATAAGCAGGACGCAACCGCCAACACCATCTATGTCGGCACGAACAAGGCTATCACCGACTTCAATAA